GTAGCATGTTGTTCTGTAGTCCTTTCTGAATTTAATTATTCATCTAATACATAGTATTTTTCTTCATCCCAATCATATCCTATTACGCAAAAAGCAGTAGGGTCCCTGTAACCTACGTCCAGTCCTGCGAATATATCCATTCTAGATACATCGAGGTCTTCTAAGTTAGCCACACACTCTAATGCGTCAAATGACCAAATCTGTCCTTCATAAGTGTTAAAGTCTGCTTCGTACTCTTGTCTAAATTCAGCTTCACTCATAGACTTTCTAGCTTCTTTAATATCGTTTTCCGACATTCTAGGGTTACTTTTATAAGTTGCTCTAATAGAGGCCCATTCAGGAAACTCTTCTGAGAAGCCTCTATTCCAAAACTCTGCAAACCAGTTGCTCTTTCCACGAGGTGTAGAAATAAATAAAGCCTTAGAATTATCTTTATCAAGAGTAGGTCTTAAGGCTACGTTAAAAGCGTCTCGTCCATCAGTAAGAGCAGCCTCATCAAAGATAATTAAATCATAACTTCTACCAACTACAGAGTCTACCTGATTAACAGAACCCATACGGATTGTTGAACCATTTGATAATTCTATAACTTTATCTTTCGCATTATCTCTTGTAACTTCCAAATCAAAATGCTTTATCAGTTGTCTTTGTAAGTCGAATGAAATTTGTGAAAGTGAATAGTTGGGTGACATTAGTAATACATTAGAGCCAGGCACTAAAGTAACTAATTGACCTATTATATTTGCAATGTATGTTTTACCCTGCCTACGAGACACTGCAGCACATACAAAACGATACTTAGGGTTGTTGATAGCATTGATTAATGCTGTTTGTGAAGTATTAGGCTCAACGCCTAAAAGTTCCATGTAACTATCAATAGGTAGTTTTATAAACTTTCTTTCATCAAATGCCATTAGTGATTCACTAAGGACATCTTTTCTACTAATTGTTATCAATGGATTGTCTCGTCTAAAAATTCTAAAAGTTCATCAGGGCTGTCTAGTAACCCTGCTTGCATTGCTCTATCATAAAGGTAAATGAAGGAGGCGGATATGTGTTTAAGATGATTTTCTGCATTAGAGAGCTTTCGTTGTGTCTCTACTTGCATCATTTTTGTTAAAAAGTTTCCAGCATGAACTTGACTTTCATCTAACCATGCTTTTCTTCCATCCATCTTTGGTATATCCATTATCTTCTCCTTCTTCTTTTTATACCTTTAACATGCTTCTGAGATTTAGGAGGTCTTTTCTTAGAACCACCTTTACCTGCCCAGAAGACTTTATTCGCCCAGTAAGCTGCTGAAGATTTACCCTTACGAATATTCTTAGCATGTCTTGCTTTGAAACTTCTTCTTGCTTCTGGACTATAATTATGACCCATGCCTTGCGCACCAAATCTAATTATCTTTATTTTACCACCAACTCGTACAGCAACTACTGCTTTCTTAGTTTTGTGGTTGGGAGTTCTTTTTGGTTTATTTAATCCTGTAAGTCCTGCCCTTTTTAATCTAGCTTTCTCACTCGCTGTCAGTGCCATGGTCGTGATCCATATCTCCGCTTACTAAATAGTTTGCGGCTTGTACTAACTCATGTTCTGATACTGCAATTTTATTTGTCCACCAAGTATCTAAAGACATTTCTTCGTTGCCTTCTAGATTATCTAAAATCATTTGACAATGTGATATAATTACTTTACAACTTGTAATAGCAGAAGCAGCATCAGTGTGACCACTTTTTAGTACTAGTTTTCCATCTCTGAATACTGCTTTCATTATCTACCTCTTCTTGGTAAAATTCTTCCTGCACCGCTTTTACCAAATCTTGCTGCTTTTGGTCTAACAGTTTTGCCAAATCTTGGGCCTATTGGTTTAGGTCTGGCACCATATCTGAGTCCACCAACACTGTAAGCATCTTTAGTATTTACTAAAGTTCCAGCTGCTGCGTTCATGTCTCTTGTAACTCCTCTATTGAGTCTATGTTTACGAATCTTCTGTGTGTTATGAACACCAGTAGGTCCGCTTAAAAAACCGCCTGTTCTAGCCATTTCTCTCTCCTATAAGCTTTTTAAGTTGCTTATCTCGAAAATTACACTCCTGCATAGTTGCGTAATTTTTCAGTTTTACTAATTGGGATAAAGCTCTTCTTCTTTCAATAACTACAGTTGCTACTGTTTTCTCTATTGCCGATAGCCTTCTAGTCATTTCATACTTTCTAGCTAGTGCGACTTTAGTCATTACTTTCTCCTTCTTCGTGTTGTTCGTTTTCGTTTAACAAAAGTAGATACATTTCTAGGTTTACCACCTGGGTTGCCTGCTTTTCTCTTTCTACGTACTGCTGACCGTTTTTGTGCTTCGGTCATACGTCTAGCTTTACTTGCTGGTACACATTTTGGATAACCACTTTTACTTCTTGCTGATTTTCTTCCGCAGGGTGGATGTCCTCCGCCTTTTCTTTTACGAGAAATATCTACCCAGCCTTCTTTAAACCATTTAGTTAATCCACCTTTAGGTTTTGCCATTATTTTCTCTTTCTTCCAGTACCCATACGATACCTTCCGCCTCTGGCTTTGTAAGTTTTTACTAACCAACCATTTGCATAAGCAGATGGATATACCTTAAACTTTCGCTTTGCTTCAGCTTTTACTCTAGCATATAGCGTTGGGTTTGTTGGTACGGGACGCTTTTTAGCGGCTTTCCTTTTTCTTCTTCTTACTGCCATTTCTCTCCTAAATGCACCGTGGGCATTTCAGCCCACGATACCCCTGCAATGTTACTTGTCTTTGGCTCTGCCAACATTTAAGGCAAACCAGTCAACTAATTTGTAGACTTTCTTCATCCAACCATCGTCAATCGGGGTTGGAGTGATAGCCGCTATGAATGAGCACAACATCACTATAGTAGGGATGACTGCTATCCACGCTTGGAGCCATTCAAAGAATCCTAACATATTTATCTCCTTCGGTACTTTCCGCCCCTTTTTTGGCGCTTACAGTACTGCTTTTGCGAAAAACCTTTAGGTCTTGCACAGTTTATCTTCCTCTTACGAGAAATCGTCCACTTTCTAGTAGCCATTATCGTAAGGTTTAAGATTTGTGGTGTCTAATACACCATCAAATGCCTCTTCGATCCTCTGCGGGGTGAAACCTTGTCGCCATGGTCTATTTGTTATCTTTGTTTTACCAAAAAACCAAGGTAATTGAGTAACATACGTATTCATAATTCTTTCTAATCTTACCTTGTTATTTATTTTTGACACTAATCGATAAACTTTCTTTGTAGAGTAATCTACAACGTATAAACCTCCAAATAGTCCTTTGTTATTTTCTATTTTTCTGGCTTCATCTAAGTTTTTTACACAAATAGTATTAAATGAATCTAGTTGATAGGTATGCTGAGACACATTATTGTCTTCGTCGCGAGTGATCGTTATTACTTCATCTTCGACGCTTAGAGTATGCGCGTGAGCCCATAGATTGAATGGGTTTTTAGTGTTAGCAGTTCCTGAGTCTTCAACCTCTCTCCAAGAACTCTTATGAAAGAAAGTTCCATTCTTTCTTTCCCATTCTAAAGCAGGATGTAACCAGTGAGGTAATAGACTCCAGTTTGTTCTTCTGTAGTTCCTGTAGAATTCTTTTGCTATTTGTGTTACTGTCTTTTTCATAATTTGTTAAAAGGGTGGATTGGAGACCCCTCGATATTTTTCCGTGTCATGATATAATATCATGCAAGTTTGCTTAGTATAAGGTCATCCAATCCTAAATCGTTGATCACCTCCTCTTGGAGCTTGGGCTATTTACAAGGCCTGTTACTTTTTCTTTCCGCCTTTTTTCTTTTTCTTCTTTTTGCCGTAATTTCCTGGCATATCTTTCCTCCCTAAGTCCAACGAGGTGGCTCGTCTGGACACTCAGCCCATCTTAACTTTGTCTTGAGGGGCATAAAACAATGACATATCTTACAAGTCTTCCAAAACTTACTATAGTTTGGACACTTCTGACATATCTTTAGTCTTTCTTCGTGTGACTTTTTATTCGAAGTCTGCATGAAAATGGTCTCCATGTTTGCTTATTTTTTCAATCCACTCTTCTTTTGAGTGTAACTTACATGAAAATTAGTTCCACAACTAAATGTCTTTAATGCTGGTTTAGTATCAATGTGAAAATATACGAAGTTTCCTAAAAACATAACCTCGTGTAAAACATCATCAACTTCCTCGGGAAGTATGTGTTCCATTACATCTACACACAGTACCAAATCAAACCATTTAGCACTAACTCCTGGTAACTTTTCAAACTCTTTTATATAAGGGTCATAACATGTTGGAATAGGTACTCCCCATTCTTTATGTACCTCATCACGAGTGTACTGCCAACCTTTACCACAGCCATAATCTAATATATTAAAAGGATTTACCTTTTCAATGACTACTTTTATTTTGTCTTTGTTCCTTACTGTTGTTCTACCACTCATTGTAGTAGTGTTTTTATGAACCCAGGCATACTCTTCAGCAAGTCTGCCCTTACTTATCATCTTCTTCGTCTAGGGTTATGAGTTTTTCTTTGTAATCTTTTCTTTCTTGCGAGTAGTTGTTTTACTCTGCCAGTAAGTTCTGGAGCTTCATTAGTTTCTTCTGATTGCTCCACTGCCTTCTTAAGGGCTTCTTTTATTTCGTTAGCCATTTAATTGCTTCCTGTTTACTTGTAAATATTTCATGGATACCATGACCAACTAAGTGCCATAGTCCTCTTTTTTCGTAAACTTCATACCCTTCAGGTAATTCTGGTTTTACGACTTTCTTTATTTTTGGTGCTTTTTGAATATCTTTTTTAGAATAATCCATTTCCATTGTTATTTTCTCC